GTTTTCCATCATCATACCATAAGACTCCTCAAATTTTGAGATGTATTCAGCATAAGTCAGGATTTGGGGTTGGGTTTGCATGGATTGAAGGCAAGCCTTCTTAATAAGTGCAACACTTTTGTTAAAAACTTCTCTTCCATGCAAAGAGAGTTCCATTGCAGATGTTTGACAATTTGTTGCACAAGCTTCTTCAACATCAAGTTCACCACGAATCCAATTTACCATCTCCATACAAACACCATATTCAAGTGGAGCAGTGTAACATTGTCTTTCTTCATCCCACCTGAACTTGCGTTTGAGAAAGGAGACTTCCTCAAGTGTTCTGAAAGGTTTGGCATTAGCAGCAGAACTCTTCAATTCATCAGTATATTCCATTCCAATGGTCTCAAAAACTTCACTCATTGTGTTCTGATTGTACCATTCAAAAACTTCATCACTGATGTTAAGAACATTGTCATCTCCGTAAGAAATCATAGAAACGTTGTCGGTGAAATCCTTCATGGTGACAACTTTTCCAACTCTTCTCGCACAAAGAACGAAAACAATACGACAAACAACAGAATTATAAAGTGAATTGAGAATAGCAGTAAGTGGATGTCCAGAAGGATGTCCATGAGTCCAAAAATAGATGTTATCGCCTTCAATATGAACAGAATTAATCAATTCCTTCCACATAATGCTGCGAATTTGCATATTAATTTCACCGTCATCATACCATTCATTAATCAATTTTCCAATCTCAGCAAGAATCTGAAGAAGGAGAGTACCATCAAAGTTACCAAAATCACCAGCAACAACCTTGGTACCCTTCTTTTTCAAATGTTTAGCAAGATGGGTCCAATCATATGAATAAGGATTAATTCCAACAGCAATTTCATTATCAATACGATTCTCAGCAACATGGGCACAAAATCCAAGAAAATACTTTCTGAAAGCAACAACAAAATCCATTGGTCCAGCAGAAAAGACTCTTGTCTTTCCAACTCGAACCTTTTCGAGAGGTCTTCTTTCATCTTTCAATGTATCAATCCAGATAGTCGGATATCTCTCATTATTGATTGCCATTTCCTCTCGTTCCATAATTGCTTTCTCAAGTTCCTCACTCATTTTGTACTCACCCTGTGGATCAGAAGTCCATTTCATCTTACCTTTACCAACTCGATCCTTAACCCAAGGAAATCCAGCAGATGAACTTCTATTCAAAGGATTTGAATAAGCATCATCAGTGACACCAGTAAGAGCTTCAAGATTTGTAAGAACTCTCTTCCTCTTAATGTCATTTGTCTGATGAACTCTTAAAACATCATTACAAGCAGCTTCAATCAAGTCTGGATCAATATATGGCGGAATTTTGCCAGTTTTCTTCAAACCTGCCAACACTGGATCATGAATTGTGCCATTTTCCAATTTAACTCTTCTGCTCAAAGCAGATGGCGCAGTAATTGGTTCAAGAACCTTTCCATAAATTGGTGAATGGCGCAATGCAGTATTTGTGGGTGTTGCAATCATAATCTTTGATTTGATAGCAGGTGTAAAATCACCCTCAGGCGTTGAAGAAAGTTCAGCTTCATCCTTTTCATAAATTGACAAATCCATCTTAATTTGTGCTTCTAAAGGAATGTCTTTGAGTGCTTCTTCAATATCCCTAACATTGATTGGAGTTGCATATCCTCTTCCAAGAGCATCACCAGCAACATGCATTCCAATAATCTTCTTAGGTAAATAATTTGACATTAAAACCAGAAACGAACCACAATCTCCATTTGTTGTTTGCATTGTATAAAGATAGTGTTGTCTAATTCTAATTCTTCCACCTTCAGAACCTTCATGACGATAAGAAAGTTCATTATCCATGGCATGCACATCAG